TTTGGGCGTTATGACAGCAGGGAAAAAGCAGGCGGAATGCTGACCACGCCAAAGCTTGTGTGGTCGCGAATGTTTAGTGAAGGCACAAATCAAAGAGCACAACTGTTGTTTGTTGTCGGTGAGCAAGGGGAAGCTAACGGAATCAGGCAGCCAGAGTTAGAGGGCATTTTTCTCGGCAATAATGTGCTGGATTCTATTTTTGAAGATTTTTATGCTTTCTATTGGAAAGGAGACAGTTCTGATGACAACAACAGAAGGGTAAGAGCCACGGACATGATTTATGGCACTAATGGTAAGCCAGAGACAGGCGACCCTTCGACAACAACTGGCGAGGTTTTTGTTTGCCCCGTGCCTGGAAAAGAAAAAGAAGTTGCATTTTGTCATGCGTTTTCTCCTGCAAACAATACAGAATTTGGCGTTTACGATCCAATTCCAAACGGCACTGGCTATCGGTTGAACTATGAAATTATTTCAATACCGGAGGGACAAACAGGCCCAGCCAAGAAAACTCAATTGTTATCTCGTGTCAAGATTGCGGGTGACAATAATTTTATTAGGAAAAACCCTGAAGTAGATATGGGTTCTAAAGAGCATCTTAAAAAGCATGGCGAAGGAGGTCAGCAAGGGATGGGGCGTAACTACAGCCCACGCATGGGTATTATCAAGCTTGACAAAGCAGAAGGCGGCGGGAGCGAAACAACAAGCGAGTCAGAAATGCGCAAAACAATTAGCAACATCAAGAAAAACGATGTTATCTCTTTTAAGATTTGTCGTGATCAAATTCAAGAAGACTTGTATGAAAATGGCGACAGAAAAGAAAGTGTTTCAGACATTAACACTACTGTGCGTTCTGCTCAATTTGCAGCTGATGATGCGATGCGTTTAGGAGAACAATTCCAAATTGGCGGTTGCATTTGGAAGGTAACCTCGCGCAGCAGGCCACGTTTTGCTCCTGATGAGGAGGATCCTAAAGACCAAAGAATTAAGCTGACATGTATCGACACTGATTCATCACTAACAAAAGCAATTGGCATTGTAAGCCCAGATCTTGTATTAGAACCCAAGGATGGGTACATAGGCGATACATTTGAAGGTTCTTCAGACCCTCAGACCATTGGCGAAGCTTTTTGGCCCATAACCAAAGTTTCTATTGGTGTTGTACGCAACAACCGTCCAGCGGTAACAACAGAGATCGGAATTAAAAGCACCGTCTTTCAAAACTTAAAAGGCTTATGTGCTTTTTCAGGGCTGCCAAGTGTCGACGAAACCGGAGAATACGACGAAGATAATCTGCAGGTAAAGACCGGCCGAATTACTTCTTACATTATCAGGACAACAGTTTTTCGAGTGTTTGTTAGACAGGTTGGGTCAGGCGACCCAGATTTCAATCTAATTCCACTGTATTTTGCCATTAGAGGCCATCGCCCTGTTGCTCAATATACGTTTATTCGATTTGAAAACGTAACCCTTGGGCAGGCAGAGCTTGAGTTTAAATTTGCTCAGTTGTCTGGCTCGGAATTGCGAGACCTTAACAAAGGTGCTCAAGTCCTTGATATGTCCGAGCCTGGGACAAAAGACGCAAAAAATAGCACAACAGTGCAAGTTAACGTCAATGTTGTTGGAACGATGAATATTACGGTGCCCGGTAGTTTTATTTTTAAATCAGAAATAACTGCGAACAAAGAATTTTTCAGAAATCCAAAATCAATTGCAGGAAGTTCTAGCACTCCTCCTTCAATAGAAGGCGACTTTGAGTTTGCAGAGCAAACACAATATACAGACATTAGTTTTTATCGAGATCTTGTTGAAAAATCTAACGCAAGCCAGCCTGAACATCAAATTGTTTATGTCAACGAAATTCAAACGTATGAACTAGAAGAGCCCCCAGCCATGAATGATTTGACGCTTGCAGGGTTATCACTCAAGGCGGGTCGTAATTTTAGTCAGCTTGACCAATTGCGTTGTTGGCTAGCCGAAGGCATTCCGGTGAAACGGCTGCATCCAAACAGACTAACAGCGTATGAAAGCAGTTCTGTAACTGGCCCTAGCAACCTTCTGAGTGATCTTGTCTATTACTTGCTTACCAATCAAATGGGTGGCGCTGGCGGTCTATTGGGCATGACTGCAAGCGATCCTTTCTTGGTTAACAAGAGCGACATGGAGGCAACGTCTCGATTTTTATACAATCAGAAACTGTTCTTCAATGGTCCGATAACTGAAAGAACAAACCTTCGTCAGTTTATTTCAGACGTTGCCCCGTATTTCTTATGCAATTTTGTTATAACCGATGGAAAATTTTCTTTAAAGCCTGCTTTTCCTGTCAATAACCTTGGGGAGTTCAACGAAGGAGCCGTGCCTATTGCGCAGCTATTTACCGAGGGCAACATTTTAGAAGATAGCTACAAGGTTGAATATCTTGGAGGGGAGGAACGGCGGACGTTCCAGGCAATTGTTCGTTATCGCCAAGAAAACCCCAATAGGCTGCCTGAAGAAAAAGCAGTGACTGTAAAAGGTACGGGTGGAGGTTATTCAAACCCAAGGGTTGAGCTGCTGCCTCAAGAACAATTCGACTTAACAAGATTCTGCACTTCTGAACATCACGCAGTAATGGTAGCTAAATACTTTATAAGTTTACGCAGGCTGGTTACGCATACAATTAACTTTTCAACGACGTTAGACGGATTGAACCTTACAGCAGGTGATTACATAAAAGTGGCTACTCGCTCAAGCCCGTACAGCAGTACAAGAAACGGAACGATCAGTGCATCTGGAGCGATTACAAGCCTTACTGATTTTGCGGATGGTCAATATAAAGTCAGTTATTTTACGGTTGGTTCAGGAGACGTACAGGATGGTGTCATGACGGTTAGCAATGAAACCGTTTCAGAAAGCACCTTCGCCAATTCAGTGTTTGCAATGATTGACGACAGCGTTTCGCAAAACGTCTACGTTGTTGAGCAACTGACCTTCTCGCAAGAAGGAACGGTTGATATTGTTGCTTCTGAGCATCCTTGCTTTTCAGACGGGCGCAGCAAATTAGTGGATGCAATAGTCAACGGCAGTTTTACAATCGACTTTAAGAGCATCTCCTAATGGCTTTCCCAAATCTGGTTCCTACAAGTCGTTCGTTTGAATCGGGTGACTATCCGGTAAAGGCCTTCAAGGCACAGAGTGGATCGGAGACAAGGATTCTGTACGGCGACAAGCGCACCAACATGAAGATGTCTTTGACGTATTCAAACATCACAGACGCAAACGCCGCGTTGTTTTTCATCCATTTTGACTCGGAGACCACTGGCACGTTCAGCCCTTTTGAAATTGCAGACAACACCAGGCTGGGCTGGACCGAGCACAAGAAATATCTAGGGGCTAATGACTCTGGCAATCGATGGAGGTATGAAAGCGCCCCACAGCAAGTACAGGTGCGACCAGGGGTAAGCACTGTTACAGTGAGTCTGATCGGCGTGCTGACCTAATGGCAAAGGTTTACAGCGGCAGAGATGGGACCATGCAGGTCAATGGTTCGACCCTTGCCAAGGTCGTTAGCTTTTCTGTCCAGTCAAGCTTGGAGACGCTTGAGACAACGACGCTGAGCGAAAACCTTCGTTCTTATACTCCGGGTGTCGTCAGCTATGCCGGTTCAGCAACGTTGCTGTATTACAAGTCATCAAACAGCGTCATCAATACAACCAACGTTTTAAACAAGCTATACAAGACGGGAAGCTCTGGTGTCAGCAGTAGCGACACCGTGGCACTCACGTTTAGCTGGGTTGATGGCTCTGACAGCAACAGCATCCAGCTCAATGCGTACATTACTGGTGCCAATATTGGCGCAGCAACTGCTGATCTTGTTCGTGCGGAAATAAGCTTCCAGGGAACTGGCGAGCTGCAAACTGTAACCATCTAATGACTGTTTATCTTGGAACGGCTGGTAAAGTAGAGCTACGCAGGCAGTTTGATGGAACGGATTTAGCATCGGTTGTTAATTCAAGCGACGTTAATGTTGCCAAAAAACGTTTAAGTTTTGACTTCAAGAAAGGTCAGTTACTAACTGGAGATCAAGTAGAAATAACAAGTGTTTCCGGCGTTGCTCTTTCTTTTTTCGCCAGTTATAGCAAGACAAGTATAAAAAAATATATTAATGTCGATGCTATTGGCGGGATTAAATTTTACGGCAATTTTGGCGATGCAATTAATGGCGCTACTTCAAATGCAGAAACGCTTGCTGTTCCTGGGAGCAACATCAGTATTAAGGTCGAAGTTCAAAACTCAGACTTTAGGCTGCTTGCCCAAGTTGAAAATTTTGAGTTAAATACCCAGAGAGAAACAGCAGACACAACAACGCTTTCTGAAGAGTTTCGCAGTCAAGTCAGTACGTTGCTCTCCGGCTCTGGCCGTATGTCATGTTTCTGGGAATATACAGGAGAGGATGTTAAAGAGCTGCCTCAATATTTAATCCAACTCTTGCTCCGTACCAAAGTTGGTGGAAGCTTTAGCGCTCGTTTTTACCTAAAGACAGAAGGCTATAGCCCAAGTGGAACTGTTGCGGGTGTAAACGATGAGATTTGGTATGAATTTGAAGGTATTTTGACATCATGCGCGACTCAGGTCACTCCGGACACAGCAGTCAAGATTGAAGCTGACTTCATTACCACTGGAGAAATCAAGCTGCAGGTCGTGTTACAGACGACCCCTGAAGCTTTGCTGCAGGAAGATAGCGACAAGATTCTATTGGACCAAGGCGGTGGCGCTAAACTGTTGATTGAAAGCTTCGACATTTAAGCCCAGGAGGGCCAAGGCTCATGGCTGATCTAAAAATCAGTGAACTTAACGCCCTTGCTGGTAGCAATCTTGTTGCAGCCGACGAGCTGGCAATTGTCGACGACTCAGCTAGTGAAACCAAGAAAATCACGGTTTCAGACCTGATTACTAACGGCGTCACCGTAATCAGTGACGACGCTATCCCTGGGGCAAAGATCCTGTTTGCTGCTGGCGATATCGCAACAGCAGCCCTAGCTAACTCGGCAGTCACAACAGAAAAGCTGAACAATTCGGCAGTTACAGCCGCAAAGCTGGCAAATGAATCAACTGTTGACCTTGTCACGACGCTCCCGACATCTGGGGTATTTACTGGCCAATTAGCTGTTGATACCGATGACAATTCGATTTATTGCTGGAACGGATCAGCTTGGTTAAGCCTAAGAGCACCTAATTCAGTCAGCACAGTCAGTGGTAGCACGACTGGTGAAATCAATATTGTTACGGCTGTTAGCGGGACTACGGTCACAATTTCAGCAACTCTCGACAACACAACATCAGCAGCACAGTTTCTTGCTGGTCCTACTGGAAGTGCTGGCGTCGTTGGCTATAGGACAGTTGTCGGCAGTGATTTGCCTACAGCGACCACAAGCGCAAAAGGCGGTGTTGTCGTTAATGGCAATGGTCTCATCATGGATGGCGACACCATTGAGATCAACAATGCTGTCACGTCTAGTGGAACGAATCACATTGTCACCTACGACGTAAACGGCTTAATCACAGGCGGTCGAACGCTGGCTTCAGCTGATCTTCCTGTTGCTACTGCGTCTGCCCGTGGTGCGATTATCCCCGGCAGCGGATTAACTGTTGACGTAAGCGGCAACTTAAGTGTCAACAACACTGTTACGGCTGACACTTACACAAAAGTGACAGTTACGGCCCAAGGGTTAGTGTCAAGTGGAGCGACACTGTTAGCTAGCGATATCCCTGATCACTCAGCAGCAAAGCTGACTTCGGGAACAATCCCCACGTCAATCATTGCTAATGACGCTGTTACTGGCGTCAAGTTAGCGGATCAGTCAACCACCAAATTTGGCGGTGCGCTTGGCAGCGATAACGTTACTATTTTCCCTTCTGGTGATTACAAGGGACAGTTCTTCTACGACGAGACAACAGCTGACCTCTACATCTACACAGGGTCTGCTTACGTTCCAATCACGCTGTTGACCGGCAATTTGGTGAATGCTGGTGTTTATAACGCAAACACCAACTTGCTTACTACTGTCACAACGGCAGGTTCATCGGCTGGCTTTACGGCAGGTTCCGCCTTGCCTGCCCCTACAGGGACAAACCTTAATCACTATGTAATTGTTTCTATTAGTGGAACGGGAACTGGAGCAGCCCCGGCGGTTGCTCTTGCGCCGCCAGATATGTTGCTGTCGCAAGGTGTTGGAGCTGAGTTTGTATTAATCGACGTAAGTAACGCGATTGCCGGGCAAACCGCCGCAAATATTTCTTGTATTGCTGCAGGCAATATTGCGTCTACAAATGTGCAGTCTGCCTTGCAGGAGCTTGACACAGAAAAGCTTCAGTTAGCTGGCGGCACAATGACCGGCGACCTGAATTTAGGCACTGGTGTTGATGTTGTTTTTGAAGGTAGTGCCGCCGATAGTTATGAGACAACGTTAGGGGTCACAAATCCGACTGCTGATCGCACGATCACACTGCCAAACGTGACCGGCACTGTTGTCACAACGGGTGACACTGGAACGGTTACTAGCGCGATGATCACTGACGGCACGATCGTCAATGCTGACATTAATGCTTCTGCTGAGATTGCAGTTAGCAAGCTTGCAAACGGTACTGCGCGTCAACTGCTGCAGACCGATTCTGGCGGATCAGGCGTTGAATTTACGAGCAACGTTGATGTTCCTGGAACGTTAGATGTTACGGGTGCAGTAACGCTTGATTCAACACTGGCAACCACTGGTTTGATTAGTGCTAATGGAAAGATTAGTTTTCCTCTAGGCGCTGCAACCGCTCCAAGCATTTACTTTGCAAGTGATACAAATACAGGTATTTTCTCACCTGCTGGGGATCAAGTAGCAATCACAACGGCTGGAACGCAGCGCGTTGTTGTTGACAGCTCGGGCAAAGTTGGGATTGGAATAACGCCACAACGTGACTTACATATTCATAAT